AATCTCGTCAATGGCTACGCGCTGCTGACAACGATCAGACAACAGGTGCAGGATTTATCCCAACACCACAAAGCACACAGCTACTTAACTTCCTTTCTAACGCAGATCGCCCAATGATTGATTCAGTCACTCGTGGCACAATGCCAGAATTTGGAAAAACATTTGAACTTCCTAAGATTACTGAAGTGCCTCTAGTCGATCAGATCGATGAGAATGGTGCAGTTACAGAATCACAACTTGAAGCTTCATACATTACAGTAACAAAGAAGTCTTTCAAGGGTCGTGCAATCACTACTCTAGAATTACTAACAAATTCAACACCTGCATTTTTGGATGAGCTTCTTGTCCAGATGGAATTTGCTTACGCAAAAGACACTGAAGAATTCGTAACAACAGCTATTCAGGGCGCAGGTACTCTTAATGCAACAGCACAGGCTAACTCAGCCGATGGCTTGCTAAAGTATGTATCAAGTGCTGCAGCAGCAGTTTATTCAGCATCACTTGGCTTTGCTCGCAACATTGTTGTTACACCAGAACAATGGGCTAACATCATGAGCTACAACGATAGCGGACGACCAATCTACATCGCTGCTAATCCTCAAAACGCAGGTGGCGCACTCACACCTACAAGCCTTCGCGGTTCAGTCGCAGGTCTTGACCTTCGTGTATCTCGTTACATGAAGGGTTCTGGCGGAGTCGGTACTGCTGATTACTCAATGGCTGTTATCAACCCAGATGCTTACACATGGTACGAGGGTGCTCGTCAGCAACTTCGCACAAACATTAACTCAGACGGAACAGTAGATATTCTGCTATTCGGTCAGGGAGCACTTGCCACTAAGTTAGCGGCTGGCGCGAACTGGTTTAACCTAACCTGATAACTAGGTAATTAAGTCGCTCTGGGGAGTAGTAGCCCTCTACTCCCCAGAGTCTTTAGAAAGGACATGATGGCACTCACAACAGTTACTGAGTTACGCACCACTTTAGGTGTTGGCACACTGTACACAGATGCCGTTTTGCAGGAAGTATGCGATGCGGCGGATGCCGTTCTAGTCCCAATGTTATGGGCTCCAAAATGGTTCACAGTTGCACACGAAAACACAGTAGGATCAGGCACTCTATATTTTAATGACAATGTTCGCGAGACTTTTTATGTAGGTCAAAGCGTCACGATTGCTAACTCAGGCAGTTCATATAACGGCACTAAAACAATTACAGCCGTTAATGGTTTTTCAATTAGCGTGAATACTAATCACACTACTGCTCAGGGTTATCATCCGATTTATCCTTACGGATCTGTATCGACTACGACTAACACAGACTGGACAACCGATATGGCAGTCCAGCAAGCAGCTCTTATGATATCTGTTGAAATCTGGCAAGCGCGTACAGCCACTCTCTCAGGCAGTAACGCTGTCGATTTCCAGCCAAGCCCTTACCGAATGAGCGCACAGCTTCTCGCTAAGGTGCGAGGATTGATCGCTCACGCACTTGATCCGCGTTCGATGGTGGGCTGATGCCTGTTGCCGTCACTACTCTTAGAACCACGTTAGCAACTGCTCTAGTAGATAATGCCAAGTGGCAGACTTTTGCCTTTCCACCTGCAACAGTCCTTGCTAACTCTGTGATCGTGTCTCCAGATGATCCTTATCTGACACCGAGCAACAATCAGCACATCACAATCAGCCCTATGGCTAACTTTAAGATTATTATGACTGTGCCTTTGTTTGACAATGAAGGCAACTTAAACGGAATAGAAGATACTGTTTGTAGCGTGTTTGCTAAGCTCGCAGCATCATCTCTCGTCTATAATGTAAGCGCAATCAGCGCACCAAGTATTCTCAATGTTGCAAGCGGGGAACTGCTCAGCTGCGAGATGTCCGTATCAATCCTAACGAGTTGGAGTTAAGCATGTCCGATTGGGAAAAAGAGAATGAAGCCTTTCTGATCAAGATCGGACAGGTTGTACCAACACCATCAAAGCCAGTAACTACTAAGAAGGACGAGGAATAATCTCATGGCTGTATTTCTAAATAACAATGTAGGTGTGAAGATTAACTCAGTCGATCTTTCAGACCATGTCACAGCAGTAACAATTAACCGCGTATTCGATGAGCTGGAGATAACATCCATGGGTGATTCCAGCCACAAATTTGTAAAAGGTTTGGAATCTTCTACTGTAACTATCGACTTTTTGAATGACACAGCATCTGCGAATGTATTGGCAACACTACAAGCTGCATGGGGTACAACAGTCACATGTGTATTCCTACAGACAAAGGGAACAGTAGTTTCAGCAACTAACCCTCTGTACACAGTTTCATTGCTAGTCAATAACACAACAGACATCAATGGTGCTGTTGGCGATATCGGCACACAGTCAATCACATTTACTGCTAACTCAACAGTTGCAGTAGCCACAACAGGCACATTCTAAGAAACTAAACAAAGGGGCAAACCATGGCAAAACTAAAGATAGTTCGTACAGATGGAAGCGTACTTGAAGGCGAGATCACCCCAGCGGTTGAATATAGCTTTGAAATGTACGCTAAAAAGGGCTTCCATAAGGCGTTCCGCGATGAAGAAAAGCAAAGCGATGTCTATTGGTTAGCATGGGAAGTAACACGCAGAGCAGGTGAATCTGTTAAGCCTTTCGGGATTGAATTCATCGAGACACTTAAAAGTGTTGAGGTGCTTGACTCAGACCCTTTAGCTTAAAGCGCGATCTTCCATTCACCTACCTTATTGCTAGGCTAAGCATTAGGTTGGGAATCGCGCCACAGCAGTTGTTGGAGTTAGACAAGGTTATGCTCGATGCACTCGTGCAAGGGCTTAGAGATGAAGCGAAAGAGGTGAGCGATGCCAACAGAGGTAGTAGGCGCGGTCGATCTTCGTAAGGCTTTAAGAAACTATGCACCTGATCTAGCCAAAGAATTAACTAAAGAATTAGGCAACATCCTTAAGCCTGTTGTTGAGGATGCTCGTTCGTATGTTCCTTTGTCATCTCCGATGTCTGGATGGAGCAAGCGAGAGACATCCAAGGGCGCACGCTTTCCTAAGTATGATGCTGCTGAAATTCGTAGAGGAATTATCTATAAGACAACGCCATCTAAGCCTAATAAGGCTGGCTTTGTTAATACCATCCGTATTCAGAATAAATCTATGCAAGGTGCAATCTTTGAGACTGCTGGTCGTAAGAATGGTCAGGGTCAAGATTGGGTCGGTCCTAAGGCAGGTGGGTCATCAAAGGGCGTCTCTCGTTCTCCCAATCCTTATGCTGGCAATCAGTTCATCTCTAACTTAGGGCAACTTTACGGCGCAAAGCGCGGTGGAGATCATCGCATGATGGGTCGCTTAATCTTTAGAGCATGGGCTAAGACTCAGGGTCGAGCCAATGCAGCAGTCTTTAAGTCAATCGAAAACACAACAGCCAAGTTCAATCGCCGCACAGCGATGGTAGATGTACGGAGAGCCGCATGAGTAATGTTGCAATTAATATCGCGGCAGAGTTTAAAGGCAAGAAAGCCTTCAAGGATGCTGAAACAGCCACAGACAAATTAACCAAGAATGTTAAAGGTCTTGCTAAAGGCTTACTTGCTGTGTACAGCGCGCAGAAAATTCTTTCCTATGGCAAGGCATCTGTTAAGGCTTTCGCAGAAGATGACAAGGCAGCTAAAGCATTAGGCACAACCCTTAAAAATCTAGGTCTTGCCTATGGTGCCAATGTCGGTACAGTTAATGGCTTCATATCTCGTCTTGAAATGCAGACAGGTGTACTCGATGACGAGTTGCGCCCTGCTATGGATCGCTTCCTTCGCGCCACATTATCAGTTACCAAGTCTCAGGAATTATTAGGCTTAGCACTTGACATTAGCGCAGGTACAGGCAGAAGCCTTACCCAAGTATCACAGAGCTTACAAAAGGCATACCTAGGACAGACTCAGGCACTAGGTCGCTTAGGCGTAGGACTTACAAAGGCTGAACTCACATCTTCTTCATTTGAGGAAATCCAAGCACGCTTGGCAACTCTTTTTGCAGGTCAGGCAGCAGCGGCAGCAGATACTTATGCAGGTTCACTTGCTAAATTAACTGTTGCTGGAAACAATGCCAAGGAAACTATCGGTGAAGGTCTAGTCGATGCGATTAAGACTGCATCTGGTTCTAGCACCATTGACCCACTTATTAATGGCATTGATCGCATTGCCAACGGAATCGCTGGACTTGCACGCGAAACAGGCAAGTTTATTGCCATTACTAAATCACTTTTTGATCCAAAGAACTTCTTCTTTAATAACTTTGACCCAGATGCCTTCAAGGGTATGGGTAATATCTCTATGTCTGTATCTTCACAGGATACTCAAAAGGCAGACAATGCATCGCTTAAAGCTCAAAGAGCTATGACTGCATTAACTAAGTCACAAGCTGCTAACCAAGCCAAGATACTCAAAGATAAGAGATTACAGGCAGCAATCGATAAAGCTACGGCAGCACTTGCCAAGGGCAGCGATATCTTTGACCTTGATCAAATTCAGATTGCAGCAGCACTTGCTAATCAGACAGAGCAACTAGGCAAGGCAAGCACTTCAGCACAGGCGTTACAGATTGCTAACGATATTGCTCGCTTAAATGTCAAGCAATCAATCTCAAATCTAGAAGATGCCATTGCAGCTAAAGATGAAGCAGCTATCATTGCTGCTACAAAAAAACTCAACGAGGACATGAAGATCCTTGGCGTACTTAGCCAACAGAATGTAAAACTTCTAGACATCAAATCTATTCTTGATAGCCTTCTTCCTAAGGATCTAATCAACCTACAAAACCTTAAAGATGCTATTGCTCTACTTGGTCAGATTCAAGTCCCTAGCCTTGCCGCACCTAGTGCAGGCGGCGGTGGCGGCGGTGGTTCAGGTTCCGCACCTAGTGGTGGTGGCGGTGCGGCACAGAGCTTAATTGATCTGCGCGCTTCTACAACTGTGGGAACACCAATTAACTTTTTACTAAAAGAACACATTGATGAGATAATGGCTGTATCTAGAACGGCTCCAGTCGATGAGCAGTCAAAAAGAGCAGCTATGAATATTACTATTAATGCAGGAATAGGTAGCGATCCTAA